GAGCGGTATCACCGCCAAGGGTGATGATCGGATCATCTACCGTCAGTGTGGTGCTGTTGACCGTGGTAGTCGTGCCGTTCACAGTCATATCACCAGTCACTGTGAGGTTATCGGCTACTGTGACTTCAGAAGTGCTATGTCCCAGAGTGATAGCAGTGCCACTGATACCAGTGCCGATAGATACCGATTCACTAGAGTTAGCGGTATCTATGATCAAGTACGCATCTGAGCCCTGCTTGATAGTCAAAGCCGTGGCAGAGTTATCAGAAACTGCAACGTTGATGTCAGTACCGTCTGCACTGATACTGTCCAGGGCTATGTCTCCTACGTTGGTGATATCAGCATCATTGAAGCTGGTAGCACCAAGCGTATTGGACGCCGCTGTTGATGTAAGCCCTCCGCTAACAGTGGTAGCACCAGTGATAGTGAGGGTGGAACCATCACTAGATAGGTATTCACCGCCACGGTCATAGAAGTAGAGCTTGTCTACTATCCTTACATCACCATCCAGAACGTCCAGGGCTGTAGCCGCATCGGTACCGGTAATTTGGAGGACTTCTTCAGAAGCATCCCAGGTCAAGTTATCGCCAGCCGTTCCGCTGTAAAAGATGACATCAGTACCGCTACCATCAGAGCCTACAGTCACTGTGCCAGTGAACGTCTGGTTAGCAGAGAAGGTCTGAGCCATGCCAAGGCTGGCCAGGGTGTCATCCCCAGTCGCAGCAGGAAGTGTCAGCGTCCTATCGGCGCTGATACTTCCAGGAGCTATCGTGTAGACCTGGGCAGTAGCGCCTTCTCTGATATTCAGGACAGAGACTTCAAGCTCTTCCATCTGGACTCTATCGTCAAATCTACGCCAACGTACGCTGTTACCGCTAGTTATCCGAATATCGTACTCGTTATCTGAAGTGACAGTCAGCGTGTAGTAGCCGGCGCTATTCGTGGTAGTGCTGGCTGAAGCCGTGCCACCTGTCTCAGTCACTGTGTTTTTAGGGAACGCCTCTACTGTGGCTGATTCAAGTGCAGCTCCTGAGGCGTTAAACAAGAACCCTGATAGATGAATGTCTGACATTTAATGCTCCAATATTACGGCCCAGTCTAGGTCGTTTCCATTTGCTGATGCGTCTACATAAAAAGCGCTGAAAGCTTCACTTCCGGGCCTAAAATCGATCTCTAAGTGATCATTGGCTGAAAGCTCGTATCCGTTGGCTGCTGCTACATCAGAGCGGCCAAAATACACAGCTCCAGATATTCCTGTCCTTGCTGAAACCCTTATCCAAAGTATCCGGTCAGTAGTGTTGCTGATCTGGACCCTAGTGCCAGCACTAGGAACATCTGTTGTCCCAGAGTCAAATCTCATGGTTCCACCAGGAGCACTTTAGTTGTGCCGCTTTCATTATGACCGGTAAACTCCAGTCCTTCTACAGCAGAGACATCAACATAGTAGTTCCGTTCGTTACTGCCATCGTCTCTAAAAGTGAATTCCACCAGAGAAGTAGCTTCAGCTGCGTCGACCAGGGCGGCACGTAGCTCGTTAGTGCTTCGTCCGCCATACGGCTGCTGCAAATCTACAGTCACCGAATGACCCCATTTGGCCGGCAGTTTCTTTCTGAATTCCAGAGTAGTAGACCTGACATCTGGGCTCTTGCTAAGGTCGCTTCCACGGGCAAAGATCAGTTTGAACCGTATGCTTCTAAACGCAGTACCGGTTGGGGCACTGACGCCTCCGAACAAGAACGTGGTTATACCAGACCCAGTGATCTTGTCACTGCTGGCAGAGAAGGTCGAATCACTGGTATGAGTGTCAGTCAGCAGTACCCATGCTGAGTCCGAGTCATCACCGTCCAGGGCGTAGTAACAAGCAACAGTTTCTGATGAAGAGGCGCTTTCAACCTCTACTTTCAAGCGCAAAGCCAGTTTCTCGACTTCAGCCTGACCAGCAGAGAACCATGGTGTGATGTGCGTACCTTTAGCTGCGTAGGAGAAAGTACCTAGTTGCCGTGGGTTTTCTACAGCTACTGGTAGTTGCTGGTACCGTAATGTTCGAAGCTCTGCCCAGTACAATCGGTACTTAGTAGCTTTCTTGGCTGTAGGAGACGAGTAGGCATTAGATACCAAGCCAGCCGGCATCTGGTTGTTCTGAGCGTTGTCAGTAACCCACCTGACCTCCCAGCCTTGCTCGTTCCAGGCCATGATAGAAGAGTAACCAGTGCCTTCAACTGCAGGAGAATCGCCTATCGAGCTATCAGTCCCTAGAACAGTTGGCTGTTCAGCTGGAGGTGCCGATCCATCCACCATGGCAAATAAGTCGTTCTGTGAGCCTATCAACCCAGTGATAGAACCTTTGTACAACTTGGGCACTCCGTCGTCCCGGTCCGGGCCCATAGCAGTGACGAAAGTGGTTGATGCGCCTGGGGTATATCGATATACACCTAGGCCAGCTGGGTAGTAGATAGAGTCACGCCATCTCACGCAGCCCTCACCGGCCTGCGGGTGAAATGGGAGAGAGAGCTCTGTTTGCACGAAACGGCTGTTCTGAGCGTCGTGGGCCCAAAGCCCACGTCGCGTAGCAGCATATAAGATGGGCTCCCCAGTACCGCTGCTAGCTACGAATAAATCCGCTACTGCATCATTTCCAGCCCACAATGGGAGGAGAGCATCATTGACCTCAGTGCCTATAGCGTTAGCCCACCAGAGCTGACCGTCAGCATCGATACCCCAAAGACGGTCGTCCCAGTCGGCCAGATACTTAACATTTGTAGTATCTGAGTTGATAGAAGAGCCATCAGTGGAGTAGTAATAAGAGCTTCCGGTAGCGATGATCATGTAATCAGTCGCTCCCAGACTTAAAGCTATAGAATCTGTAGCGTCAGCATCCATGGTCTGGAGGTTGCTGCCCCAGGTGCTGGTGACTTCATCGTACTTGTGCAGCGTGGTTGAGCTACCGCTATTCGCTGTAGCGTAGATCTCGTTCTTGAACTCTACGATAGTGCCGATGATCGCAGTCGTATCTTCAGCAGCATACGAGGTCAGTGGGGCCATGACCAAGTGACCCTGGTGCCGGAGATTTAATTCACTCCACCAGGCCCTGTTCAACGGGTCTTCTATAGAGACAACCTCTTCAGCCCCGATACCACCCCTGAAATCACCCCAAGCGGCCACAGAAGCCCGTAGCTGGCTATCTTTAGTCGTATCCCCTAGAACCACCTTGGATGGGTATATAGAGGCCAGTACAGTCGTTACAGGGCCTTCTATCGGGTATCTAACAGAGTTGAGAGATATCTCGTCGGTCTGGGAAACTCGTTGTGTCATTAGTCAACCGTCCGAACGCCCTGGAGGATCGGCATCCTAGCCTTTGCTTGCTCAGACAAAGCCATCCAAAACTGCGCCATACGTCTGGCTTCACCAGGGTCTGGGAGACCCCAAGAAGCTGAGAGCGCCAAAGCTGTAGCTCTTGCAACCACGTATCCTTCGTCTATCTCGCAAGTGCTAGTATCTGCAGTCATGATAGCCGGCTGGTCTCCTCCCGTAAGGCGGAGAAGGTTGTACCGAGCAGCAGACCTTCCGTCTAGGGTGAATACCAGGTTGCGATTGCTTTTATCTATGCTCCAGAGGTGGCTGTCTAATCTTTCCCAGGTAGCGCTAGCATCGATGACTGCCTTGATATCGTCTATCCAGACCACACAAGCGCCCAGATCGGAGTCGTACTCAAAGCCTATGCTAATGATTGCAGTGTCAAGTTCCGGGTAAGACAAAGCCATCCGACAATAGGTCCAGGTATCTGCTGTCAAAGCTGGCAAAGACAATGTTTCGATAGGGGAAGCACAGCTTGCAGAATCGTCCAGGAGAAGCTTTAGATTCCCGGCGCTAGTAGCGACAGTGCTTTTTACCCACATCTCAATGTAATCGTACTTAGAGATATCTTTGCTAGTGATCGAATCAGTGATGAAATCGCCGGCACTGGCACCAGAAGCTATGGTTAGCTTGAGGCTTTGACTTCCCTGGCGTTTGTCTTGAGTGTCTAACGCCTGAGTAAAATCGCTGTCAGTCCTTTCGTCGAACGTGACCCCACATTCATGGATCCTAGTTGAAGTAACTGTCTTCCGCTGCTCAATCTTGTTAAGCATCGCAAATTGGCTAGGAATGGAGAAGGTAGTGCTTGTGCCGTCAGTGTGGAGAGATACGTCAGTCTCAGGGTCATAGACACGGCCAGTCACCTCGATGACGGCCTGGTCGATGAAATCGTTTATGCGAGCTGGATTGTACTGTTCGTTCCAGAGTTCATAAGTGACTCCAGACGCTACCGAGTTTGTAAAGGACGGGGCTACTGTCATGTCCGTCGAACTCTGGGTGTAATCCGATACTTGACGAATCTCTTCGTCATTAGTCCCAGAGGTCTGAACTACCCACTTCCCGTTATGTGCGTCATCGCCACCACGTAGAGTGGAGTCGATTACGCTAGTCCTATCGACGGTTGAAGTAGTCGATGAGACATAGAGGGCCTGCAGGTTGTAGCCGACAGACACTCTGATCTGTTCTCGTGTGCGCCCCTGGACAACCGGCATCTAAACACCTCAGTAACTACGCCGCATCTTAGTCATACGCCTATTTGTTTTGGAAGTGGCTTTGGCCTTGGTTCCACGTTTGCGAGCCTTGGCTGCAGCCTTGTAACCAGCTTTTGTATATGGATATTCTTTGCCACCAACTTTAGGCATTACCAGTACCTACCATGTAAGTTTTCTTTCTTGAACTCTTTACTTGCCCGGATCTCTACTAGCGTGCCGCCCAGGTCGTGCTGCTGGCCTCTTGTCAGCGGGACCTTAGCTGCCTTGTCCTGCCACTCTTTCTCAGCTTCTTCACGCTGCCAGTGACAGATCTCATCCAGCTCGTCAGCATCATAGATAGAATCTGCGCCGGGGATCATGACTGTGACTTCGTTGCCAGTCCCCGGCTCATATATCCGGTACCGTTCACCTGGTAGCCAGACACCTACTACCATGGCGATTACTCTAGGTTAGCTTTGATAAGACCGTATTCGCCGTTCACGCCGGCTATCGGCCCCATGTAAGCAACGATAGTGCCTTCGCCGTCATCATCAGAGTCCAGGATCTCTACAGACCCGTCAGCGCTGTTAGATGCAACCAACGGGAGCCCAGCACCTGGGGTGCCTTCGATCAAAGCAGCTGTAAAGCCTTTGACGCAGAGCCATCCGTAAGAACCAGACGCTATGTCAGCACAAGTCCAGCCCAGAGGGGCATGGTCGATATCATTGGCGTCTTGTGCCTCTACAGCTTTATATGGGTTTTCGTACAACCCAACTTGCTGAGAAGTGGTGATAGCAGAGACTAAGCCATCTTCTTCATCTAGCGTCACTACGCACCCAGTTGCACTTGCTACTAACGTATTGCCTTTAACCCTATACATGTGACCTTCTTCTTCTACATCATTGAAGATAAGGAAACCATCTTTGTATAGATCTTTAGCGATAGACAAAGAACCGCTAAGGGTGACAGTCGTAGCGCCAGCCGATCCAGCACTTACTGCTAGGTCGACCTGATGAGCAGCAGTTCCTGCTTTACCCATTACCAGCTTGCCAACAGTGATAGCTTCACCGGTGCTGGCATATACGAATTCACGATCAAAGATCTGCATCCGCGTACCCAGTTTGTGCTTTTGGGCGGTAGTGGTTGTCTTTTCCCACCCGAATTTTCCCATTATCGTTTGTCCGAAAGCCATTTCAATTCTCCTTATTCACAGGCTCTAAGTCCTGCGATCTCCGATATTAAGGGCCTCGGAAATCGTTACAGCCCTTACTTAGCTCTAGGTTTGTATTCCCTGGTTCTTACAGTGGCGCAACCCTCTGTGCGACAGGGAGAACCCATAGCTCTGTTAAACGTATGTTGATGAGGTGCTACTTCTGTAGCACCTTCATTCAACAGTTCCGCTGCAATAGTTATCTGTTCCTGTAGCTCAGCTACAGCATCTTCAGGGATAGCCGGACTCTCAGGCGGTACTAATGTCCACCCACGGGCCCGATAACGCCTCATGTGGTAAGGATCAGCAGGCAGATTAGGCCTGGGAGTGCCATCTGGCTTGTACCAGGTAGCCTTATCCCGGTTACTCTCTATGAACGACCAGGAGAAACCTTGCTGGTTTAACCATTGCCGCTCTTCCTTTAGTTCTGGCCCTGTACCTCTTGGCATAAATCCCCCTACTATTAAGCGTTAGTTGCTGGGTTGCTGACTACGTAAAGCATCGGAGCTCCACGACTGTCATCAATCTCAAAAGCACTGTAATCGCTAGTGATTACCATTTCTGTAGCTCTAAGAGAGGCGTCACGCTGTTTCTCTCTATTCATAGCTACACTGGTCAAAACGCCGATAGCGCCCTTGTCAAAGATAGCTCCATACCCGTCTCCGTTGGTATCCTCTTCGATGTTTCCATCTTCAAAGATCGGAACACCTGACAATCTTAGTCCAGTCCAGAATGGGCCAAGACGGTCTTCAGAGAATCCAGTAGGAATCGGGCGGATGGTTCCTTGCATTACGCCAGTCAAGTCTTTGTTCAGGTTCAAAACAGCGTTTGGATGGTGGACGATCCGCAGATCGGAGCCATACTTCTCTGCCTTAGCTGTACCGATACAACTTGCTGTATTAGCAAGCGACAATGTCTTGGTGGTAGCACCCAAGTCAGTTCCGCCGTTTAGGGAGCTGAACAGATCCAGGATGTCTCCGTCCTTCTTGCGGGCCATGGCCTCGCC